ATCGAGCAGGCAGAAGCATGGGTAGTCGTTAAAGACGTTAAGGTTGCTTCCTAATAAATAGGATTTAAACCCGCTAAAAGCCCCCTAAATTAATTTTTGGGGGGCTTTTCATTTTAATTTACTAATGATATAATTGTTTAAAGTAGAAATAGGAGAACACATGTCATTTGAGACATTAAAGATAGCTGATTTAAAAAAGATTGCAGAGGACTTTGCAGTCGAGGTAGACGGCTTAAAAAACAAAGCCGACATTATTGCTGCTTTAGCAGAAGAAGGCGTTACTTGGTCTGTATATAACAAGACCATAGAAAATATGGAAGAAGAAGATATGTCAACAGAAGTTCTACCAAAGTTTGACCCAAGAGCAGAACAACCAGAAAACACAGTTCTAGTAAGAATGACTAGACAAAATTTTAGGTATGATACTATGGGATTTACTTTTACAAAAGAGCATCCATTTGTTGCAATGAGCAATGATGAGGCTCAAGAAATTTTTGATAAGGAGGAGGGCTTTAGATTAGCAACTCCAAGAGAGGTACAGGAGTACTACAACTAATCTAGCCTTTTAAATGGCAGAGATATTAGTAGGTTCACAGTCTCCAATAACCCATAAGGTTTTTTGGAATGGAGATGTTGCAAACGCACAGTCTGCGCCAACCGTAAAAATTTACGACGTAACGCAGGACCCTGCAGTAACTCCTCCAATTCTTACAACAACGGTTTTACAGACCCTAACATCTACATTGGATGAAAATAATCCAGGGACATATTCGGTTAATGTTCCATATACATATACAGATAGAAATAGAACACTAAGGCTTAAATGGGAATACGTGGTGGATGGAATTTCTGTTGTTAAAACAGAGGATGTTTTTGTCACAACCCCATATGTTGATTTTAATCATATTCACGATCTAGGATTTAGCTCTGATTCTTCAGACCCAGGATATCGTTCATATGCAGAATTAATTAGGGCAGAAAGATATGCCCGAAAACAAATAGAGGAATACACAGGACAACATTTTTATTTGTATGATGATGCTTATGTAATCTATGGCTGTGAATCGGACACGCTTCCACTTCCAGCCAAAATTAATAGTCTACAAAAATTATATGTAAAAGACATTTTGCTTATAGATAATTTAGCTAGTCCAGCAGTAAACAACTGGGGACTGACTGTAAATTTAACTGAGACAAAATTTGGTCTAAGGGTGGACAGGTCAAGCACACTAGACAATGCTGTATACATTGCAAACGGAATGGTGCCTCCAACAATTCATGATTATGCTGGAATATTTAAGTCTGGGGTTCCATACAAAGTGCAAGGAAGATTTGGCTGGAGCTCTGTACCCCAAAATGTAGAACAAGCAGCGGCGGAACTAATGAAAGACTATTTCTCAAAGGATACCGTATGGAGAAACAAGTATGTAAAGAATATATCTACATTTGATTGGGACTTTGAGTATACAGGAAATGCCTATACTGGCACAGGAAATTCATTTGCAGATAACTTGCTAGCAGATTATATCTTGACAGCTAAAGCAGAGATAATATAATGAGCAGTATCGTAGACTCTGTCTTGTCTATGAATTTAGATGTATATAGACAGTTTGAAATCCAGGATTCTGACACAGGCGCAATAGTCAGAAATTGGAATTTTTACAAAACAGTTCCCTGCCATGTAAAAGGAATTATTAGTAACTCTGCTACTACCAGATCTGGGGATAAGCAGGTATTCTCTAATAAATATTTAAACGATCAAATTATTCAGGTTAGAACTGCAGATAAATTGACTATTAGAGAAAAGGTTACAAACATTAGAGATTCTGACGGTAGTGTAATTTGGAATGAAATTAATTATCCTAACGAAACTCCTACAGTATTTGAGGTAATGGGAACTACACCAGTAACCGACCCATTTGGTCGTGTTATTGCATACAACTCATCTATGAAGAGATCGGAGAATCAGCAAATTGGACAATAGCGGATTACTGGTTCAGGCATCGAGCGGGCTAGAGAGAATGATGTATGCCAATCAGAAGGGACCTTTAAAAGATAGCACAGTAGCCCAAGTGTCAGCATATGTATACTATGAGGCAGCCGTATTATCTAAATTAACATCAAATGCTCAATTTAAAGGAGCATTTACAAAAGTAATATTTGATCAGATAAACACAGATTTTGGAAATTATATAGATGCCCTTGCTAGGGCAAGAACTAAATCTTTACACCATGTGTATGAGTGGAAAAGAACTGGTGTCCCAACAGCAAGACTTTTTAAATTAAATAAAGTGTCACAAGAAGGATTATCTTTTAAAATAAATTATGAATTTCTTCCCTCACGATCAATGGTTCCTTCTTCTACAAGAAAGCGTAGACATGTTTTTGTAAACAAAGCTGCAGTGATAGAGGCAGGAAAACCTCTTGTCATTAGGCCTAAAAACGCTGAACGCCTAGTATTTGAGTATGATGGAGAGGTTGTATTTATGCCAAAAGGTAAACCTGTTACGGTCAGAAGACCTGGCGGATCTGGTGCTACAAACCAATTCACCCTTGCACACTCAAGATTTTTTAGTGGCAACCTAGTAAACCAATCAATTAAAAGATCTGGATTCCAAAGACTATTTAATTCAGGAATTACAAAAGCATTAAGGGTTCCGTCTAATATTAAAAAAGTTCAATATTCATTTTCGCCAAATATGATTAGATCTCAAGCAGATTCTGCACTTATGCTTGCCTTTGGAGGTGCAATGTGACGGCTAACTATAAGCTAGATGCAATGCTAGAGCTTCGCAAGTATCTGTGGAAAGAACTTTATACCCGTAAGATTTTTGACAAAGACGACTATTGGTCTGACAATCTAAATGAAAATATTGTGCCAATTATACCTGTTCAGCAAGTAGCTGAAATGAATCAATTTTTGAGCGGGAAGAAACACATAGTCTATGACAAGATAGGACTATCCTATGAGGAAAACTGGCTAATATGCTGTGAACAAATCTTGTTTAACATATATTCCACATCCGTGGCGGATATAATCGAGATCCGAAATTATATGACAGACGAATTTAGACGCATGGATGATTCCGCTAGGGACATAAACAAATGGGCAGACCTATCTAACAAATTTAAGTTCCACAGCATATTTATAGCCGACATATCGCCAACCGCTCCTTCAGAGGAGCTTCAAGGGTTCTTTTCGGCTGAAGTTATATTAGAGGTCAAATATTCTAGAATCACAGATAGCGTAGGCAGGTTTGCCTAGAGTTTGCCTTTTTAGGTGTTATGCAATAAACTTATCCTACAGAGGAAAGAAGCCTAGCCAGCTTCGGTTTACGATTTAAATATATATATATATTGAAATATAGGAGGTAACAAAACTATGGCACAATCCGTAGGTAATGCTAAAAATATTCTTGTTGGTGCATCTCCGTTGTTCTTGTCAAACATTGACATTAACGATGCAGATTACATCTCAAACGCAGAGCCAGGTGTAGCTATTGCTGCTTCAGCAACAGCACCAAAAACAGTAGGAGTTCCAGCGTTTTCATCAGGTGTATCATATACAACTACACTAAATGGCGTTACTCAAGCAGCAGGTGAGTTTGGATACCGCAACGTTGGTTTTACCAACAACGGTCTTCAAGTTACATATAACCCAACATTCGATTCAGTCACCGTAGATCAGTTACTTGATACAGCTAAGCTGTTCAAGTCAGCTATGGAGGTTATGATTGCAACAGAAATGTCAGAGGGTACTCTTGAGAACATCGCAGCAGTATTTGGACAAGGAGCAGGAACTCTTTCAACAACAGGAACTGGATTAACAAAGGTTGACACCCTTGGTCTTGAGGCAGGTGCACTTGGTGCAGCTCCAACCGAGCGTCAATTGATTGCAGTTGGACAGGCTCCAACCGCAGCAGCAACCGCAACAGAGCGTATCTATTATGCACGTCGAGTATTGTCAGTACAACAGTCACAATTCTCACTTGCTCGTACGACTCCAACCACATTCCCAGTAACCTTCCGTCTTCTACCAGATGCCAACAAGGCAGGTACAGAATACGGCAAGATTATTGACCGTGTATTAGTAGCATAATAAATCTAATTTATTAGATATCTAGTAAAACCCCCAATTTATTGGGGGTTTTATATTTGTGTTAGTATATTCCTTTTAGTATAATGATTGGGAATAGATCCTAGGAGGACCTAAATTGGCAACAACAGTATATAACACAGAAGAGGTACAGCTACAAAACGGACAGACCGTAAAGCTAAAGCCCCTTTCAATTAAAGAACTTCGTAAGTTCATGAGTGCAATTAAGAAAACTTCTGAATCTCAGACAGAAGATGAGACCCTAACCATTCTAATCGATGCGTGTGCAATTGCATTAGAAAAACAGCTACCAGAGTTGGTAGCAAACAGAGAAGCATTTGAGGACGCCATAGATGTTCCTACAATGAACCGCATTCTAGAAGTGTGCGGAGGAATTAAACTTGACGACCCAAATCGACTAGCGGCAGCGGTTCTGGCTGGGCAGAACTAGATCTAGCCGCTTTAGAAGGAGAAGTTTTTCTTTTAGGACATTGGAAGAACTACAATGAACTTGAAGAAAATTTATCAATGCCAGAGCTCATTAATACACTCAAGGCTTTGAAAAAGAAGGATCATGAGGATAAAAAATTCTTTGCATCCTTAAAAGGAGTGGACATTGGTGAGTATGATGACAACGATGAAAAAGGTTCTAGTTTTGAGGAGATACAGTTGAGAGCAGCAGGAATTAACGCTGACCCCAATGACGTTGTCTCACTTCAAGGAAAGTTTGCAGCCGAGGCTGGATTTGGAATTGGAGCAGGACTAGGATATAGCAAGGAGTAACTTAAAACAAAATGGCTGAAGAAACAATCAGTACCCGAATAGTCGCCAATGCCGACTTCTCAGCCCTTATTGCAGATGTGCATAAGGTCACTGCAAGCCTATCTCGACTACAGGAACAACTAGCTAACTCTAATAAGATGATGGCAAATCAAATTGCCGTCATGAATAGAGGTTTTTCTGACACTCTTAGAAGTACAGGACAATTTTCAACACACTTTGTAAGCCTACAATCGGATGTAGAAAAATTTGGTAGAAATTTAGATAGTGGAAAATTAAAATTAGGTCAGTATTTTAACGCATTTAGAGACCATGCTAGAACCTCTGGTGGACTTATCAGAGAGCTGGCAAAACAACAGGTATCATTACAGAACGCAGTACTACAACCGCTAGGCAAAAATGCACAAGGATTAATGCAATTTAATGTACACGTTCCAAGAGGATTAGATGTAGTAAAAAATAAAACAGCTTTGCTAAGACAAGAACTGCAAATAATGAACAAGGTTATGCAGGACGGAGCACAAGGATTAATTAACTGGGGTAAGAATACTCAGTGGGCAGGTCGTCAGTTAACAGTAGGATTAACAGTACCCCTCGTAGCATTTGGAGCCGCTTCTGCAAAAGCATTTAGAGAAGCAGACCAAGAGCTTGTTCGTCTAACTAAAGTTTACGGAGATATCGCTGGAAGTTCTGCAGCAGAATTAGGAAAAGTTAGAAAAGATGTATCTGATACTGCAAAAGAACTCGCCTCAGCTATGGGCGTTAATTTTAAAGAAACAATCGGTTTAGCAGCTGATATTGCCGCTACAGGAAAAACTGGCGAAGAGCTCCTTGGTTCTCTTACTGAAACCACAAGACTTGCAGTGCTTGGTGAAGTAGACCGTCAAGAAGCAATGAAAGCAACTCTTGCAA